CCCTTCACTGTAAGTAAAGTCAATCATCAGCAAATTCCTTGCATGCTTCCAAGATATCAGCCTTGGAGGCATTGGACTTGAACTCGATGTCGTTTGCTTCTGCGAACCCTACCAGTTCAGCGCGGGTCATGCCATCAAGATCGGGCTCAGAGGCCTCCGCAGGTTCGACGACGGGCTGCTCGGGCTGGACGGGCTTTGGTTGTGCTGCCTTGGGCTTCAAGGAAGCTACTGTGGCGTCTTGTTCGACCACCCATCCATCTTCAGTCAACTCACGGGCATCAACGGTGTAATATACAGCTTTGCGATTGCCGTCTTTTACGAAATATGTCGGGCGATTCTGTAGATGCATAATAAAAAAGGGGCGACGTCAGCCACCCCTATTATTCCGAGTTTTAGCTATCGATCAACCGACGTTGTCGACGGCGTCAAGATAAACGGCGTCAACGGTGCCAGTGCCGCCAAGATCGTAGTCAGCGTTGTTGTTAGCGTCACACAGAGCGCCACGCAGATAAGCAATGCCAACGCCGTTGACATCAAGATCGTTAGCGTTGAATACAACAGACTTGCCGCCAACATTGACGGTGATCTTATTGGTGCCGGCGTTGTCGATACCAGCAGCGCCGAGGACGACAATGCGGATGGTGCCGATAGAGGTCAGGGTGATGGGCATGGCGGCAGCAGTTGCCGTCAGCTTCATGGACTCGTCGAGATCAAACTTCTCGCGGGGAAATACACCAGTAGAACGTTGGGCCATTTTGATAATCCGGGGTTGGGTTTAACGAAATCCGCCTCGTAGAGTTGTGACGCGATTCCTGATGTAGGTTTCCAATGTTGCTAAATAATCGTAGAAGGAATATCTGAAATGTCGGAAGACGATAATATCACGCTTTTGTGTCTGTCTAGTTAGTTTTCCTAGTCCATCTTAGCCAAGACAATCGCATTATTGTAAAACCAACCCATATGATATCCAGCCCTCATGTCTTCCCTTAGCTTGTTCTCTGTTTCGATGCACCTAGACAACCCTTGTGCGGCAAATAGCTCTTCCCAGTCTTGTCTTGGTCTGCAATTGATGTGTCCGACACCGCCCTGTCCTGGTTGAGCGGCAGACCATATCAAGTGACCACCGGGCAGTATTGCATCGGTTACACACTTAGCAATTTCTTCCGTCTGTGCAGGGTCAATGTGCTCAGCTACCTCTAGGCAAATGACTAATTCGGCTTGGCGTTCTAGGTCAAAAAGACTACGCTGCTCTAGATGATCTTGTCCCAGGACCCGGTCGTCGGTGTCGATACCAGTGGCATTAACGCCTGCTGCTCGCATTGCTCTCACATAGGTACCAGGGCCACAGCCGATATCTAGGACGGTCTCTGGTGCTAACTCGGCCGAAATCCAGCCTGCCAGACGTTTAGCAAAAGGGCCCTCTTCGCACTCAATTTGGTTGAAGCTGATATCGCGCAGTTCGTACCAGCCTGCGCGGTATAAATCATTCAGTTGAGAAAAGATCTTGTCATAGCGCTTGCCGCAAGCTTCCAGTGACCACTTGGCGCGGGCGATATCGGCAATCACGCGCCTGTCTAGGTCGCCCACAGCATTGATGGCATCAACCCAGTCCTGCAAGGTGTGGCACCGATAACCCATCACGCCCTCGATGACGGTTTCGGTCATAGCGCCATAATCCACTGCTACTACGGGGGTGCCGCATAGCATGGCTTCGGCGGCCATGCCACAGAAAGGTTCAGTGAACACCGTGGGCGCCAACAGGGCGCGAGCATTGCGCAGGAACTCACTGCGGGCTTTGCCGCTAATGGGACCTCGGTATTCAATATTTGGATGAGCCCATGGCGTTGGGTCGCCTTGGCCGTGCAGCACGATGGGCCAGGGGCTGTGGTCAGCGATAGCCTTAATGGTGTCGATGCCCTTTAAGGGGGTGATGCGTCCCAGGAAGGCAAGATATTGGCCGGGCTCGTAGCTGGGTTCCCAGTCATCTAGGTCGTAATAGTTCGGGACGACCCATTCGTAGTTCCTGCCGTTGCGGCCTTCTTTGCCCTGGTGGTAGTGCATCCACGCGTAGGACTCAAAGATGCGGAAGCTATTGGGCATCAACGTGGGGTAGCCGATGCCGGTTTCGACGTGCTGGTGGTTGGGGAACTCAGTCATCAACTGCTGGTGCGCGTGGCCGAACGGATGACAGATGATGTCCTGGGGCTGTAGGCGTTCTCGCAACGCTGGAATTAGGCGCTGCTCAAAGAGTTCATGGGCGTCGCTGCCTACTGTGGCATCGTTGCCGTGAAAGTCGGTGTCGCTGCGGTTGAACAATGCGATGAACTCGCTCGCGTCCAGTATCGTGACGTGCTCATTGGCGCTGCTTTCACTGCCAGCATTGCTATATTCGATCACCTCATAACCTTGGCCCTGCATCATCTTTGGAAAACGCAGAGCCTTACCAGTAAAAGCACAGTGACTATATGCCTGGCTGTGCTGGGTGTGAAAGATGCCAACAACATGCAAACGGGGTTTCATCATATTTGGCAAGCACTATAACACTATAGGGGTAATTCCCTTGCTTACCACGAATAGATCATCACCAATCCGGGGCCGCCGTTGCCGCCAGCACCACTACCACCTGTAGTGCCGCCTGCACCGCCGCCGCCGCCGCCAGATCCAAAGGCACCGTCACCGCCATATCCACCAAGAGCGTTGCCGCTGTTACAGCCGCCGCCTGAGCCGCCAGTGTTAAGTAGCGGAGTTGGACGACGCACTCCAGGGGAGCCGTTGCCCGCAGTCGCACCAGCGGCACCACCGACTAGGGTTGCAAAAAGGCTTAGTACGGCTGTCTGCGAGGCAGGGGCTGTGATGTTACCGCCTGCACCTGTTGAGCCGCCGCCGCCACCTGCTCCACCAGATAGAAGCAATCCAGTTGTGGGGTAGGTGATTGCACCGCCAGCACCGTTGGCAACTGCGCCGCCAGCACCGCCGCCTTGGCCTGCAAGGAAGAAGCTAGTTCCCAATCCACTAAGCAAAGAGGCGGCAGTTGTTGCAACCGCACCAGCGTTACCAGCATTTCCTACAACTGTTGCCGAAGCCGCTGTAGTGCCTGCTGCTCCAGGGTTAGCAAAGCAGACGGTGTAGATAGCGGCAGTAGCTGGAGCGATTGAAACGTAAGAGCCGATTCCGCTGATCCCAAGAGTGCCAACAGTGGTTGAAGACGCGCCACCGTTACCGCCAATGCCCGCTGAGACGTACAACAAGTCAGGCAATAAAGCAGCAGGAATCTCTACTGTTGAGATGCCGCTACTTCCGCCGCCACCACCACCCCCTCGCGCAGTTGCAGTTGCACTGGGGAAACCGCCACCGCCACCAGCCCCACCGCCGATGCACACAATGCGGACCATGGTGATGCCAGCGGGTTTTTCCCAAGGCACCCATTGAGTGTTGGCGTTTGCAAAGCCAGTGAAAACGTTGACAAAACCAGTTTGCGGCTTTGGAATGTCAAATACGTTAAGCATTAGTAGTTGCCTCCAATCGCCAATCCTTGCCAGTTAGCGTTGGTGGTTTGTGCAACGGACTGTGCCACAAGTAAGTATCTGTTAGCTGGGATTGCAAAGTTAAATGGAATCTCGATTTGGTAGGGCGCAGTCGTAACTGCCGAAACAGTCTGTGCTGCGGCCTGAACTATTGCAAGCAAGTCGGTGTTGGCTGTAGTTGTGGCACCAGTGTTAACGGTGGAGGAGTACACCTGCAATGTCGTAGCAACAGAGTTGATAACACTTGTAGTTGAGACGAACGAAAAGCGAAACTTTTGTATGTAAGAGCCGTCTACGCCAGATGTAAATGCCACGAAACAGTTGGTCCCGATAGTGCCGGGAGCAGTGGTATTGACGTTTGTGGCTGTAGTCAAGATGTCTGCATGACTGACGTTTGGCGTCAGCGTCCAGATGGGGGAAGTGTTAGCGGCCATGAGAGATAAAAGCGAACGTCAGGGCATTGCTGCACCATACGTGACAGCAAGTAGTTTACCATAAGTTATTGGACCAGTGGCGCCTTGAATTCCGGTAGCCCCCTGTACTCCCGTGGCGCCGGATACACCAATAACTCCCGTGGCACCGGATACGCCGATAACTCCTGTGGCACCAGTAATACCTACGCCTGTGGCACCAGTAATACCTACACCAGTTGCTCCGCTAACACCGATTGCCCCTGTAGCTCCAACCGCACCAGTGGCGCCTGTAATACCTACACCAGTTGCACCAGATACCCCAATGACTCCAGTTGCACCTGTTACTCCTGTAATACCAATACCTGTTGCTCCACTGACTCCTATAGGACCGGTTGCTCCTTCAGGGCCTGTGACACCGGTAGGGCCGTCAACTCCGGTGGCTCCTGTAACACCAACAACGCCGGTAGCTCCCTGCTCACCAGTAACACCAGTTGATCCTTGTAAACCAGTTGCTCCACTCACTCCAGTGGGGCCTTGCAGACCAGTAGCACCACTGACACCGACAAGCCCAGTAACACCAGTTGGTCCGGTAATACCTTGAGGCCCAGTGCTTCCTTGTGGACCAGTAGCACCGGATACGCCAACAACTCCAGTCGCACCAGATACGCCGATGATCCCCGTGGCACCAGTGGGACCACCAAGGCCAGCTACACCAGTTGCACCAGTAGCCCCTGAGACGCCGACAACGCCGGTAGCACCTGAGACACCGATGACGCCAGTAGCCCCGGAAACGCCGATGACACCGGTTGCACCACTAGCGCCAGTAGGGCCATCTACGCCCGTAGCACCAGTGGGACCTTGGATTCCAGTAGCGCCTGAGACGCCAACTGCACCTGTAGCCCCAGAAACCCCAACAACACCTGTTGCACCCGTACTCCCAGTAAGTCCTGTAACGCCGACTACGCCACTGGGGCCGGTCTGACCGAGGGCGCCAGTGGGGCCTTGGATGCCAGTCTCGCCTTGAACCCCGGTGGCGCCTGAGACGCCGATAACGCCTGTCGGACCAGTGACGCCCGTAGCGCCTTGGGGGCCTGTCGGGCCCGTGATGCCTTGGATTCCGGTGGCACCGGATACGCCTACAACGCCGGTAGCGCCTTGGGGGCCGGTGGCTCCTTCTGCACCATTCACTAGTGCAGCGAAAATTGCGTGGTTGTTGGCAAAATTAGTCGTGCCTGTTCCGTTTGACGAAACAAGCGTGACAGGCAAGGTCCAATAACTGGTTGACGTATCAGGATTGATGTTTGTCAGCGCACCAGTGATGCGCCAAATTTGGTAGTTACTACTTGCGTTTTGATCTTGGATCGTGATATTTTCAGTTGGTATAAGTTGAGCTAGGAAAATATCAATATCAATATTTTCATCTGTTAAGTGGCTGATGCTGATTACGGTTGCGCTAGTTTGCGTTGCGTTGTTCCAGATAATGTGGCCATCGCCTGGGTAGCCAGTGGTGATTGTTGTTCTCGCTCGGTAACGAAAAAGACTGGACGAGTATCCTTGTGGTCCGGTGGGGCCGCTAGGGCCGGCCACGCCAGTCGCGCCAGTGGCACCGCTGACACCAACTACGCCAGTGGCACCAGAAACGCCGATAGCTCCTGTGGCACCAGAAACGCCTGTTTGGCCCACGGGACCGGTAGCGCCGGTGGTGCCAATAACACCTGTGGCGCCAGAGACGCCGGTTTGCCCTACGGGGCCCGTGGCGCCGCTAATCCCGATGACGCCAGTGGGGCCAGTGGTGCCTACTGGACCAGTGGCTCCGCTAATGCCGATTGGGCCAGTGGCGCCGCTAATGCCGATTGGGCCAGTGGCGCCAGAGACGCCGGTCAGACCAATAGGACCAGTGGCACCGCTAATGCCTATTACGCCTGTTGCGCCAGTGATACTGATGCCTGTAGCTCCGGTAATCCCAATGCCTGTAGCACCTGAAACACCAACAACGCCAGTGGCACCGCTAATGCCTATTACGCCTGTTGCGCCAGTGGCACCACTTAATCCGGAAACACCAGTGGCTCCAGTTGCACCAAAAACTCCAGTAACACCCTGAACTCCAGTTGCACCGGTAACGCCTGATACTCCAGTTGGGCCAACAACCCCTGTAGGCCCGACCGGACCCGTTGCGCCGCTAATACCAATGACGCCTGTTGCGCCAGTTATCCCAGTGATACCCTGTGCTCCAGTTGGGCCCTGAATCCCAGTTACACCCGTGGGACCTTGAATACCGGTTGCGCCCTGGATGCCTGTAGCACCTGACGCTCCTTCCGCACCAGTTACCCCAATTGCGCCAGACGGACCTATCGGACCAGAGGGGCCGACTGGTCCCTGGGGGCCGACTACCCCTAGCTCTATAGTCTCAACAATTGGCTCTAGTCCAATATTGATTATTGCATTGTCACCTTCGTTGACAGTAACAGTCGCTATATTATTTATTATTTCGATAACAGGATCAGGCATCTGCATCCTCTGGAGCAGTCAGGCCAGTGTCGACCGTTACCAATCCCTCAATATAGTAATCCCTAGTTTGGTCCGCATAAACAACCATCAGGTCCCATGAGGCAGCCTTTTTCAATGGTGTTGTCTCCTCCCAATCTAAGATTATGTCAAATTCACCACCCGCCTCATCTGTTATATCAATTTCAAAATCTGCAATCTTATTACGTCTTTTTGCATCCCAAATCTGGGCAAATACTTGGTGGCCCGTCAGATCAAGCGGCAGCGTAATTTGCCTCCTGAATGTGGCCCGCTGGTATATGGTAATATCGTACCTTCCGGGAACCACTGCTAATAGCGTCACTAGGATAGTTTGCCTAAGGGGGCAGAGCGAATTGCTACACCGTACCTCCCGGAGCGTACTCATACCTGATATCATTTTCACGTTTGTATACGATCGCCGCAATTGCAGCTTCGTACGGATTTAAAAAATAACCCAGATAGTTATTCGTTCTTTTGCCTTTTATCCTGAGAGAGACATTGGCAATCCACGGAGCACGACTTCTTTCGGCCCTAAGATCGATCGAAACATGCCTAAAGCCAGAGATAGCTTTTACTGGTTTGTTTCTATTTTGATCAGCTCTAGTTGCCAGAACTAGGTTGGAGCCATTGTTGTTGTTTTTGTCTCTGTCTAGATGGTCTATCTCGTATAGCCCAGGGTCTTCGCCATTGTTATAGATTTTGTATATTATTCTCGAACTTTTATACAGCACAGTTTGAAATCGAACTTCCCAGTATCCGTTCGAGTGACGTCTTCCCGCAGGGCCTCCGACAATCGTGTTACGCGCTGCCTTCTTTTTCCATCTTAGGCCATGCGGGATATTTGGATCAAGCTCAAAATATTCACCAAGAACGCTGATACGAGGCAATTCTATCGGAGGCCGCACTGCTCGATCGCTATAGACATTACCAGTATACCAAGCGCCACTCATGAAGGCAAGACACAAAAAAAAGGGAGCCAATTGGCTCCCAGGTTGCTGTTTAAGACAGGATGTATCAGGAAACAGCGGCGGTTGCGTCGACGGCAGCCAGGCGAGCGGCGGCGCGGCCATTCAGCAGACCGATCGAGCAATACCACTCAACGCGAGTCACCAGGGTAGGCGAATCAGTTGCTTCACCCAGGTCACGCACTTGAGGGCCACCGTTCTGCAGGCCGGTCAGCAGGTCATTACCGAAGGCAACAACATAGATCGACTGGTCGCTGGGGGTGCTGTCCAGGATAGCAACGTTCTGATGGTCGCGGTCGATTTCCAGTACAGGAATACCGCTGTAGAACAGTTGCTGGTAACCGAAATCGTTACGCTCAATGTCAATTTGACCATTGGCGCGAGCGATCTTGCTCAGGTGACGGCGAGCAGACTTCGACATAACCAGATACTTGGAACCGCCTTGGGCGTCCACTGCATCGATGGCTTCGTCAAGCTTGCCGGTGTTAAGGGCACCACCGCCATTGGCGATGTACTGGCTGGAACCAGAAGGCAGGCGAGCGGCCAGACCGTCGAACTCAGCGGAGTTGCTATTGGAGTCACCATTGATGAACAGTGCTTCAAAAGCCAGACGCATTGCGCGAGTCTTAGCTTGGATCTGGTATGCACGAGCCTCGGGGCCCTCCAGATCAACGATAGCGCGGTCAACCTTGATGTCACCACCAAAGAGCTTCAGTGCTTCGCTGTGTTGCTTGACGGTAGCGTAGCTCTCAGTATAGCCATCGTTGAAAGCACGGAAGCCCACGTCTCCGAGGGACTCTTCACGCTTCCAGAACAGGCCATTGCCCTGAACTTCACGGAAAGGCAGGCTTTGGAGCAGGGGGCCGGCAGCAAGCTCAGTGATAATCGCCAGTTCCTGGGGATTAGTAGAGTGCTTTTTGGCCTCGGCCAATGTAAGCGACATGATCAGTACCTAATAAACGACGGGAAAAGATGGGTGATTTGCTAAAACCTGTGTCACACTGGGCATTAGCTCGACACCCTCTTACCAAGTCGTCTCGACAAAGGTATTCAGGTATCTTCAATTATTAGGTTACCAAGCATTTTCAATAGAGTTGGTAATTTGTTATTTTTTAGCATTAAAAAAGGGCCGCAATCGGCCCCCTCGATTGACTTCAGCTTGTTTAGCCAAAAGCACGTTGGAATAGCTCATCACGGCTAAGCGATGACAAGTCTTCACCTGTTACGCCATTGGCATCAGTACCACCATAGCCGATACCAGCACCAGATCCCTTGTTGCCCTTGAAGAAGGTGCCATAAATGGGATGGTTCTTGAACTGGCTCAGGTAGTCCTCAGGGTTGACACGCCGGCCAGAATCCTTGTCCAGGATCGGATCACCAGCGCCATCAATCACGGTCACGTTGCCGTCAGCCTCCAGGCGGAATTGGCCGCCGATTTGATTTGCTAGCATATCAAAGAAAGATACGCCATCAGCAGCATCAGTGCGACCGCCAGCCGAGAAGAATACTTTCTCAAGCGCATAACGTTTGCGGAATTCCTGCAGCTCACGATTAGCTGCATCAGCGCGTTTTGCAGCCTCTGCAGCTTGACCGCCGTACTTTTCTTCCAGGAGCGATGTGCGTTCGTCAGCGGCAGCCTTTTCGCGGGCCGCAATAGATGCTTCCTCTTGTAGTTTACGATATTCATCAGGGTTGATCTGAGCAAACTTCTCTAGTTGCGCAGCCTTTTCCTTGACTTCTTTCTCGTAGATCTTACGCGCTTCGCGTTCAGACTTCAGCGCCTTCAATAGGTTCTGAACTTCATCTTCGCTATAAGCTTTGCCTTCGGCAACATCGATGTTGTCGGAGCTGGTATTTGGCGTCCCGCTCATCTCAAGCGTTTGTGCGTTATCTTCAGGCATTGAAATTCGGGCGTCACGCCCTATGAGTGCGTGGTAGTATGCCTATTAGATAAGTATGGTTAACGCCGGGATTACTTGTTGAGGATTTTTTTGGCTAACTTTTCATCTTTTTCACGACGTAATAGGCCATTACGTGCTACTGCTTGTAGTATCTTGGCATATTGAGATAGATTTGATTCTTTTGACACTGAAGTGTATGCCGTGTGCTAGTTTACCGTTAGATCCGCGTAAGCAATAGCGCGTAGGGGTTGGCCTAGGATTTGGAGCTGCTCCTGGTTGAGCAGCTAGCGGGGATGAAGATAGGATTCGTATCTATGTAAATGTAGAGGTTACTTTGTAAAGCTTGAGGGGAGGCTCCCCTACAGGGCTTTCAGCGAGGTCGTAGTCAAATATGGCGCCCACGTGATCCCTGGTCGAATAAGCACTCGTTTGGACTTGGTATCTCTTCTTTCCTATGATTTCCCCAGTGGCACAACTTATTACTTCAATGTCGTTTATATAACCCCTTACCATACCAGTTGCACCGTTGTACTCAATTCTAGCAACATAGGTCTCACTAGCAAAAGCAATGGGAGCCTTTAAGAAAAGTTCTGACCCACTACTAAGCGGATCGGTTACTATGGTAAGAAGAACCATATCTTGCCCATACTCACCTTCGTACGAAGAGTAAAAATCACCAAGCCCTTGCTCATAGCTAAAATCAATCTCGGTCCAGTTATTGCTTAGTCTAACTACAGTAAAAGTACAATCTATTAGATCATAAGAGAATTCGGAGGCTATTTCTTCGCCCAAGGCCAGTCGGACTTCTTCCAAGCGATATGCAACATAGGGCCGTTCGGATCCTGCCTCATTAGATGGAGACGGTATTCCAGGCCTTGGCGTATGACATCTTCTTTGTACTGTAATTTTATTAAATGCATTGGGTGGCTTTTCTAAAAGATATTGATCAGGAGAAGTATGCAGTTCGGCTATGCCCGGGCCATAGACGTCTACTGTGCCTTGAAGTATGCCCGTTGGTGAAGAAAGAAAGGGTCCTCCTTCGTCAGTTCCTAGTGTAGGAGATTCTGCTTCTGCAAACAATGAGCCGTTGAATTCATAATTTTGTATTCTTGATCCATTTCTATATGTGCCATATTCGTAAAGATTGCCTTCAAGAAACACTTCCCGCAAGTCCGAGTAGTCAAAGATCCATGTTGTGCTTCCTCGACGATTGGCGGCTGGGCGGCGCTGGCGGTAAGGTTGAGTGGGAAAGTAGCCGAACGAGTTCCTGTCGGTGGCGTTGTTGTTCGCGTTTGGTTGAGTAGAAGTCTGTCCCCCTTGTACCGTTTGTCCAGTCTGCCCGCTAGATGCCAATAGATTATCGCTGCGTTCCTTTTGTATTTTTGATTCTAGTATTTTTTCAGATTCTTTTTGTTGTTTAGACTGGCGAGATGTTTCCTGGAAAAGCTTGGCCGCTCTCGTCAGATTACTATTGTCAACTGTTATGTTAATATTAGTAGACATGGTAATACGTCAATCGTCACATACTAAATTTATGCGATATGTTTGCGTTTGACCGGCTGACAATGTGATATTAGGACTCTCGACAATAAGGCTGTGCAGGTAAGTCGTACCATCAATGTAAATTATAATTCGATCATAGCTATATCCAGCGCCGGTAGCAGAGAAGGCTGCATCAATTGACGGCACCTCATAGCGACTAGTGGAGATATTATAAGAACCAGTCCCCACGACCTCAGAGTAACGTGTATAACCATTGCCTGACTGCTCAACCGTTTGCCAGTTAGCGACAGTGCTCTCAACAGTAAAACCAGAAACACCCGCACTGCATAGCATTACCTTAACAGTTTCGCCCTCGTAGGCTAACTCTGCTACACGTTTTAGCTCTTTTTGGCTAAGAGAAACAACAATTGCCATATCAGGCTACCGTCCAACTAAAGATACCGTTTGCATTCCATACGAGCATAAAATCTGTACCGTCAACAGCCGTCTCTGTCCCGTCAAAGTCGATGAATACCAGTGGCGGGGAGTCGGTAACGGTTTCATTATACATAATAGCGTAGTCTGCAGCGATGTTTCCACCGGACGCAGTCCATGTAGAATCATCTGCATCAAACTTAGCGTCATTTGTCGTTACAGTGGTAACATCAACAGACGTGAGTGCGACTCCGCCACTAGTGTAACCATAGCTACCAGCTATCTCGCTGTAGGTAATATCTGCTAAGATTGCATCAGAAGCGTCAAAAGTTGCTGTGGTAAGCAGCATGACCTTATAGGTATCTCCCGGGGTAAACGAACCATCCGCAAAAAGTCTTGCGGTATGGTTGTATGGAGTAATTGTTAAGGCCATGTAGCTCCTCTTGCCAGGCCTAGTTTACCATTTTTCGGGATGCTCTCATCTAGGGGGTCAGCCCCCTCCGACGCCAGGCTCCAATGCCACAATGCTAAAACTCACGTTGGGAATCGATATCTTTAGATCGTTTACATAAGGCTGCCAGGTGATCATCGATTGACCAACAGTCGGCACCGGCAGCGCTAGGTCGGTAAGAACAACAGGAGACAAACAGGAGAAAGAATATGTAACGTTTGGTGACGTTTTGGCGATATTTAAGCGTAGCTTAACCGTGACTGGAGGTATCTCCGTGAACAATTGCATACCATAAGTAAACTTGGTGACTTCAATAATGGGACGAAGTCGACCCGTGTACACGGAAGTCTCGCTATACGGCAGCACTACCGAGGCAATTACACTAGTGGGTCCTGGCGTTTCGCCAACGTTGGTCCAAATAGTATCGTCATAAGTCCAGAAGTTGCCAGTTGCTTCATCCTGTACACCGTCTCCAGCGATGGCTTCCGGGAAGGCAGCATTTAAGACGGTCTGAGGTGTTGATCCTACCGTTTCAACTGCCCCTAGTACTTGGTCTGGGCTGGTATCAACTACGGTTGGGCTCTCGGGTAGGGAAACGATTCCAGGGGCGACGGGGAACCAGAAGTCACCAGTGCCTCCAGTGGCACCCCAGAATAAAGCATCCATACTGGCAACTATTCCATTGGCATCGAATGCCCAACTGGCACCATTCACACGATAAAGTGCGCTAAGGCCATTTGCTTTTACTGTAATCGCCCTGAACGGAGCTGCGGGCATGCGTTCTGGCGCTATTTGCATGCTGATTCCATCGCGGTTGCCAAGCAGTAAGCGATTCTGAACACGCCCATACCTCTTAGCTATTGACGCGGCCTTAGAGCGTCTGCTGAAAAAAGGTCCTCCAGGTGGACCTGAAAATGTATCATCTGGCGCATACGGTAGGCTGAATTCTATCCTGCGTTCTGCCGCTGCGCTGCCAAGTGCTAGAACTATCTCGGATGAACTCTGGGTCGAATATCCGTTATTCGGATCAGTGCTTTCATCTGGATCACCATCTAGTCCAGCCGATGTGGTGGTATCCTCAGGCGGCACACCATCTATTGCGGCAGGATCGTATACTGAAACAGTTCCTCCGGAAGGGGGCTTAGCGTATGCCTTATTGTTTCGATCCGCCTGAGATGGTCTTGACTGACTACTTGCTGTTCCTCTCCTTGTGGTCGTAGTGGTTGTATCGGAATGAGATAGCCCTCCCGAGAGTATTGCACCAGCGATAGAGGGCGTGTCGAGTACAGTTGCGTCCTGGGCAGCATTGGCTATCCCTTGCTGCCCATCCTGGGTAAGGCTATGGAGGAGATATGTAGTGGTTGTTTCCCTGGTGAAGCCACCTGTCGTTTGACTGGATTGTTCCACTCTTTCTGTTATCACCGATCCGCCATAGTTAATAGTATAAAATGTAGGCCCCAGGGCCGATGATTCAGCCCATTTTAAGGCTGCTGCCCCCAAGACCGCTGCTTCGGACTGGACTGTGGTCTTGATCGATCCAGTTTGATTACCATCGCCATCGTAAGAAAATGTTTCTGTTGAAGTACTAAGTGTTAGACCAACATTATTGAAGCTTATGCCGTTCTGTAGATACTGCTGCGCAGCAGATGATAATACAGAGATACTGGGTCCGAGATTTGTAGTTGTTCTAGAAGATGGGACTTCCTTTCCTCCGGCTACTATCATATAGTCAGTTGTCGTAGAGCTAGAAAATGCTCCGGTATATCCTTGTACAAAGTTTGTAGATACTCCCTCTACTACACTAGTGTAGGATACATAAAACGACTGTGGCGTACTATTAGTGTCAATGCGTTCCCAGTTAATCCTTTCCTGTTCTTTTTCTCGATCCTCAGCCTCCTCCTTCTCTTCTGGTGTTAGCCCTGGATCTTCGGGATCCACTAAAGCCTCTACGCCGCCCTCGCCTGGCTCTTCGCCAGCGGCCTCGGCTTCCTCTTCCGTTGGGACGCTTAGCACTAATGTACTGTAGGTAACTGTTACAGCCTCGCCCGGAAGGGAGCCGACACCAATTGAACCAATGTCAATAATATCTTGTTTTGTAAATACTGGACCGGTTCCACCATTCTGGTCCAGTGATTGGACTTGTAGCACTTCGTTACTATCAAGATAGCCAAAATAGCTTTCTGAGACTAGCAATCCCGAAAGTACATCAACATAGCCAGAACTGAAGTCAAATTCTGGGATGCTGAACCTACTTGTAAGTGGAATCGAGGTTGCTGTTATCCCGATTTCACTAAGGCATCTGGAAGCAACACTAACAGCGGAGATGGGTAGTGTAACAATAGCTGCATCCTCTTCTGTGAATTCCTCGTTCAGCGGGTCGTCAAAAACGAACCATTTTACTGATTCCTTAAGATCTGAAAGGTAGGTTAATTTGCAACCAAGTTCAACTTGAGTTGTGCGCCTAAACGGATCAGCAAAACTACTCAGTACACGCATTTTGCGTGGGATTTTTCTCGTTACTCCCCGCTTTACATAAGTAAAAGTAACGATAGTTCCAATCGCTGGAGTAATAAGACCTGAGATCAGCACCGATCCCTGCGTCTTGATTAAGCCGCTACCCTGAAGATAGTCATCACCTATGCTTCCGCTAATTATCGTACCCAGAGAACACAGGACCTCAGCTCGGATATCAATTGCCATTATAAAACTAGCCCCAGTTGAATGGAAACTGTATATTCGACACTTGTTACACCACCAACTACTTTATTCGCCGCCGATGCACTTGGCGCCGTAATAGGGAAGTAGCTACCAGCAAGTGGCACTGCATCTATCTGTGTCTCGTACCAAGCCCTAATAGCAGTCCACCCAGCGGAATTCGTTGTACCTTCTACATCCTTGATATTATACGGCACAAGTGCGCCCTGGATGTAATGTGTTCCTGTTGCTGTTAACTCCATCGTAGGAGATGTCGCATAGGCATCTACAGGCTTCAGTAATGTTAGGGTAGTGGTGCCAATTGTAATGGTACCCAAATCGGGTAGGTCTTCGCCTGCTGCTTCATCTTCCTTTGTCTTAAGTAAGACTTCTAACGCTTCATTTGCATCAATCAGTTCTACGCTGGCAGCCAGGTACGCACCAGATTGTTCTGCCTGTGGCGCTGCTATAAACCAACACGCTACACTGGTCCACGACTGACCACCGGGGCCGTCGCCACTGAAAGCAACAGTCGTACCAACAACATTAGATGTTTCAGTTGGTTCATCTTCGATCCTAGTATTTCGCCATCCATCGTATTCGTCTAATAGATCCAGCCATTCGCTGGGTTTCAGCAGACCTGTAAGCAGCCACTTCCTTGCAGTTTGACCCGATCTTGTATTTGTCTCCTCATAGCCAAATGGTTGGGCCGTCAGAGTAGGAAAATCAGTGCCCCCAATCGTAATGGCCATTACATCCTGCGATTCAATGCATCAAGGTAAGCAGTGCTGCCAGTGTTTCGGACTCCAACATTTACGTTCCAGTCCTTATCGGCTAGCTTGGTCACTGCGCGGCTTAGTTTTCCGATCTGTATCGCTTGGTGTGCCTGTACTGCTGCCATTTCCTGCAATCCGGAATCTGGCTTACTGTTTTGAGATAGTGCCGCCTGGATGGCACGAGCGATTTTGGTCAAGCCATTACTACCAGAACCGGTCACGGCAGGGCGCACTCCAGTGGACACACGACCCGTTGGAACATCAAGAGTGGACATAATGTGCGCAGGTATCACCATGCCCTTTCCAGGGGCCTTCCAGAGGGCATTGCGGGGCTTATTGATCGGGCTTAGGTCGCCCGTCGAAGACAGGAATCCTTCTTTCCCTAATTCGTTGATTCGATAGGTCTGTCCGCCGACAGTTGGACCACCAGTCCATAGACCCAGTGGACCACCTACGATATTAACTGCTATATCTATCTTGTTCGGCAAGTCGGTCAGCGAATTCGCGAGACGTTGGGCTGCATCAGCGCCCTGGGTTAGATTGTCAGCAGTGGCATCAGTAGGCTTGATAGCACCCTTGGTAGAGGTAGTCGCAGCCTTGTTGGCGGCAGCGCCATCCCTGTTGGCTTTAGCACCATCCTCGGCCTGTGCGGTGGCATCAGCCTCGGCGTCAGCCTTTATTCTGGCGGCCAAAGCACCACTTCTCTCGTATTCGGAGCCGGTCTGCGCAGCCTGTGCATATCCGGCAGCATTTGTAGCAACATTAGCCATTGCAGTTGCGGTACCCTGCACAGCAGTCGCTGTTTGCTGTTGTGCCACCAAGGCATTTTGTGACGCCAACTGTGCCTGTAAATCCAAAGTGGCAGAAGCTTGTTTTTTCGCAAGTGCTTCCTGGATGTATTTATTCGCCTGTCCCTGCAGGTTCGCTGAATTTTGTAAACTTTTTTCCTCTTCTTTTAGCAAGTTGATGTACTCAATTTGCAGATTGAATAGTTTAGTTAGTCTTTGTACTTCTTTATCGTCACCCCTGGCCCCAGCTTTGTCAATATCCTTGCTTGTGTCATTCAATTCATCAACGGCTTCCAGTTTTGCTCGTCGGGCTGCGTTGGTTAATCGTTCCAGTTCAAGTCGCGCTAAGTTCTGTTGAATTCGCAACGATTCGCGCTCAGCCTCTTGCTGCGCTGGCAATGCATTGAGCTTTGCCTGAATGCCCTGTATTTCAATTTGCCTTTTGCTTTCGGCTAGCTTTTTAAGTTCTGCTTCTACTGCCTTTATTTCAGCGCGGCCAGCCTTGTCGGCAGCCCGGTCTTCTGCCTTGAGTTTTTTGATTTCACCCTCGCTTGCCCCAGCCTCTTCTGCAGCTTCAAGCTTCTCTTGCCTTATCTCTTTTTCTCTGCTTAGTCTTTCATTTATCGATTCCAGCTCGGACTGACTGGTCCTTTCCTGTCCCGAGAGGTACCCCGCCTGCAGGTTCAGTAACGATTGTGTATATTCAACACTTGCTTGCAGACTGCCAATTATGGCTTGCGAAAGACCCAAGCCGTCCTGCAATGCTCTTTGGTTGATTTTGAACTCGGCATTTATTTTGAATTCGATGCGATCTGATTGCAAGAACCTTAGCTGAGCTTCTATGGCATTTATTTCTCCTTGTAATTTTTCCTGTTTTGCCGGGTCTGTCTCCAGGATCAACAGAGCTTTAAGGCTCTTTACTCGGACATCGAATTGTTCCAGTGTGTCTATAGCCGGCTTTACGTCTGCCTCTATAAGGACAACGCCTTTGCCCTCCGCAGCCTTTTTGGTCTCTATGATTTTTTGCTTGTTCTGCTCTAACGCTCCTACGATTTTGTTATATTCAGTTATTTGTCTTTTGTTTTCTACGGTAGCACCCTTGCCACCCCTTTTTACCTCTGTGAGTAAATCTTGACGCTTTTTCTTGGTTTGATCGAGTAGTAACTGATTGCTTTTCTCTGCGGTGTTGATATCAATAGCCACTTTTTCGGCGGCCTTGCCAGTCTTGTCATTCACCTCGGAATAGTTTTGTACAGCCTTCGCAGAAGCGTCAATTCTTTTATCTACGTCGCCAAATGCAGTTTTCGCTCCCTTGATTAGCTCGTCATATCTTACTTGCCTCCAAAGATCGGGGCCGAAATTCTTGCTAATGAAGTCGTCTGGCCGAATTTTTAGATTGGAAAGTTCTGTTTCAAAAACCTTGGCGCTACTTCCGGATTTATCTATAGCATCCTTAGCCTTTTTGGCACTTTCGTCGATTTTCTTAAGGCCCTCAGCAAATCTAGCACTCTCCGTCCTTGCTTCTCCGGTAAGACCATTCCAGCTAGAATATACAATCACGCCAGCAGCTAATGCCGCAGTTACTGCAATAGCCCCAGTTGCAATCGCTGCCGCACCAATACCTGAAGCGGCAGCGGCAACTGCGGTCCTTAGACCAGTCCAAGCCGTTTTCAGTTTATTGATTTTATCCGTTGCTTCCGCCGCAGCTTTAGCCTGGGCAATCTGTGCGCTGGGCGGCGGTGGGGCTGGGCCATATACGGGAGCCACTCCCGTGGGTGCCCCGGCGCCACGAGTGATCTTGGGTCCGCCAGCGGTGCCACCAGGAGCAATGCCCCCCAGTAATTTCTCAGCGGCTGCTTGTTTTAGAAGTTGACCAGTAAGTGCTGCTGATGCAACAGTTCTGGCCTTCGTTACTATAGTTGCAAGTCCTTCTTTCGCCGCAGCTTGAGCGGTTGCGCCCCCCAATCCTATAAAAGCAGCGATAGATAGCCCTATCGTCTTGATTAGGTTTATAATAGCGCCAGAATTGAGAAGGTTTACCGCAGCAGTGAGCAGCTTCAGACCCCCAATAGCCGTCCCGACCACCCCTGATACCGCCAATGCCCCAAGGGCGAAGACTAGCTTTGCTGTGATTATGCCAGCGACCAGTGATGAGATAATCCCAAAATTCTCCAATCTCCCGCCAAGGGTATTGATGGCATTGATCGCACCAAAAATTGGCTGAGTAATTGAAGCGATAGCACTGATCAAGGCTGCTGAAACTTGTACAACAGATGAAATCTGAGATGCTATATCACCTAGCAATGTAAGAAAAGTTCTGAATACTTCGGAGTTTGCAAATGCAACGCCAACATCTGTCACTACTGCCCTTAGCTCAAGCAATGATGCAAGCAAGGGTTGCAGTGGACCGGTATCCGGATTCACCAGATTCTCCAGGCTTAACTGTTCAATTGTTGCTATTTGATTTCTGAATTGCTCAACAGTGACGCCTCCCTCCCTGAAGCCTTGGGCGGCGTCAAGGGCACTGTCGCCAAGCTTGCCGAAAAGCCCTGCGGATTTTGACATCCTTGGGATAGCGTCCAGCAATAATTCATTTGTCACTTCTCCCGCTTTGACCATGTCGCCCAATTCTTTTACTGTAACCCCTATGGCAGTTGCCAGGTCAGTACGAAAGGCTGGGTCTGCTTCAGAGATTTGCTGCGTCAGCTCTTCTGCCATCAGCTTTCCTTTTGAGAAAGCCTGGACGACACCATTCATTACACGTCTTGACTTATCGGCGCTCAGACCGAAAGTGACGAAACGAGATGATAGGGATTCGGTAATAGCGGAAACGTCATTGATATTACCGCCTGTCGCAAGGATAACAGGTGAAAGCTGTTGGAATCCATCCCGGACAGTATTAAGGCTAACGCCAAGACCTAACGCAATTCTACTTGATTCCGAAAATACCTTATCAACATCACTCCCTTTGCCGATGCCTTCAAATGTTAGCCTAATCGATTGCAACTTTTGCAGTGAATCAAATAATTGGTTAACGCTACCAATTACTTGGCCGACAATAATCGAGACCGATTGAAATACATTGACAAGTTCTGAAATTTGCCGACCCGCACTGGCTAGGCCTCCCAGATTGTATTCCGCTGACAGTCTTTGCCAGATATTAGATGCTCCAGCAATGTCCAGTTGCCTTTGCAGGTCCTTTACTCTTGCATTTTGAGTCTCCCATGCGCCATTGACTTTCCCTACTTTAGTGAATATGCCATCTACGCTAGCGCCATATTTGGCCATGCTATCCCTAAGCTGCTTCGCTTGGTTGACCTGCTGGCGAAGACTGGTTACACTATCCCTTTCTAGATCATTTGCTTTCTTGAGCGCTGCCTGAAGTTTGTCTACAACACTTAGTCTTTCCTTCTCTAGAAGAACTATCTTGTTCAATCCTTGATCATCTACTATTACTCTGGCGATTATATCTTTCTTTACAGTTCCCCCGAGTGAAGCATTAGTAGCCTTCCCTGCTGCTTGGCCGCCTGCTATAAAAGCATCCCAAGCTGTTTGAGCGCCAACGGCTGTTACCTTTAATTCAGCGCCAAGGTTTATATCAGCCATCAAATGGTCACAGCCTTCCTTTTATGTTGCCTAGAAAAGACAATAAAAAAGGGCCCCCGAAGGAGCCCCGGTATAATAACTGACTATTGTCAGGGCCCTGGAGCGGGAGCGGCGTTGGCGTCGATGTCAATGCGATAAGCCCCGTACCCTTGGACGGTCGCTTCCCAGGAGACGATAGAACCGGCTTCAATGGCCTCAGTGTAACCCGTGAGGGTGCCATAGCCATAGACGCACTCATCGGTGCCTGTGGGGCCCACACGAGCGAATTTGACGCGCAGGGCGTCAGCCACCGTATTCTGCTCAGTCAAGCGCAGGATTTGGTAACCGGCATCCTTAAAGTCAGCAACACCGCCAAGGGAGATGCTCCAGGACTTAGAAGTAGGCAGGCTCAGGTTGAAACCCTTGGTATCCGAGTCATAGGTGATGACATCCTCGGAGTTGGTATCAGTTTCGAGTGCTGCGTTAGTCAGGCCATAAAGGCGGACAGCATCATCAAGGCCGTCCATGCCAAAGGCGGTGCCTGCAACCGTAAAGATGCCGCTCGAATAAGCAACTGAGGCACTGGCGCTAACTACGTTGACGTTAGATTCCCCCAGGTTTACGAAACCACCGGTCTCACCGATGCCAGCAGTAATGCCAGTAAAAGCAGTGTCAACATCAGCCGAAGACAGCGGGATGATGTAGACGTCGTAGCCAAAAGCGGTTGAAATGTTTGCCATAATTAGCTAGGTAGGTTTTGACAAGACGATGGACAAAGCAGGTACCTACCTGCCATAACTAGGTTTCCAAACGTTTATTTTTTAGATAGTCAATAGTCTGCCATTTCAAATCATGATTGCTGCATTGCTTGGAATTAGCACAACATTTTGGACTAATGCGCCAATTTCGTTCGGTGTTGCGATTATTTCAATTCCCACAGCATTGGTAAACATCTCAATCATTCGCTTGGTGGCGGCTGTAATTGTTCCGCCATTAGCCCCCGGCCACGCAATCAAATATACCTTCCAACTTATGACTGCTTCGCTTGGATCCGTCAGGTAATCAACACGTTGCACTTCCCCTACGTCATGAATTATGACCTCTAGGCCTGTTTGGCTTGACAATTGAGGCAGTTTTTCGTTTGGGGACAGTATACTGATGGAATCTACGGGGGTTGTTTGACCTACGAAGAGGTAACTGCCAACCAGTGCTGCGAATTCTGTATCTTCAGTCAATGTATCGTAAATGACTTCCGGTGAATCGGCCTTCAATTGGGCCATTTTGATACAATAATAACTGCTATAGACTGCCTAGTTTTGATATTTTACAGGAATCCTAGGAGGAACAATCGCTGATATGCAATGCTTGAGCTTACTTGCATCCCTTATGTGATGATTGTTCAAGGAACCACTTAAATCTATCGACATCTCGATGGCTTCGGAGTACTCTCTGCCGATGTACGAACGCGTCTGTGATTATTTGTGGAACATGGAAGCTCTAACACACAAAGAAGCAAAAAAGAAATGGCGACAATCCATTAAGGATATATGGAACAATCAATGCGCCTACTGCGGTAAGCCGCCAATTGATGACTCCAGCCTTACTTTGGATCATGTCAGAGCAAAATGCAGGGGTGGTGAAGACCTTAGCGCCAACATAGTGCCCGCCGACAGGGAATGTAATGCATCAAAGGGTTCTACGGAATGGCGTGAATGGTTTAGGCAGCAAGTTTTTTACGAAGAATGGCGTGAAGAGCGTATTGATTATTGGTTGAAATATGGTAGGCTGCCCGATTAGTTAATTTATGATGTCCAGGTAGCAGTTTTCTTCTGCAATTATCTTTGAATTGACTTGTGGCATTCTTACCCTTAGCTCCTTGCCGCATGGTGATTTCATCGTCAAGGTGCGAGATCCGGCTAACTCAGTTGCTATTAACATGCCCCTGCATATGTTTTCTTCAATTCTGGGAGCGAGTATGATAGCTTGATCGCACTTATAACATAAAACATCTGGCGGTGCTGATTCTTGCGCTCTTTCAGACAATTCTTTGTATATGAATAGCGCCCAGACCGGGAATTCTTTTATCCTAATTAGCTCCAAAGCGGCGGCGCCATATATTGGACTGATGGTATCTTTCTTGTTCTCGAAGTTATATAGACAGAATTCATCCAGTTCAAATGGCTTCTTCCTTTTCTTTTTGTCGCGATTCATCTCAGCCTGCTGTACGGCCAATACAGCAATAGGCCTTTCATATTCATGCAACTCACGCCCCCTCAGTCTGGCGAGGTTGCTGGCGGCCGATATTACATAGTCGTATGGCAGCAACCAGTAACTATCCTTCGAGAATTCAGGGTCACCCGGAAATCCCTTTTTTAGCTGCCAGTAATATTCCTCAAAGGGAATTAAATCATCGCCTTTGCCTTCGATGTCGGCTTTTTTGCTGCTTTCTCGACGCCTTCTGCTTCGTCTTTGCTTGCGTCAATTAGCCTATCTGTTGATTTTGCTTCTTCTTGGCGGTACAATTCAGCAAGTTGCGTGACAATATCAGGATGCAATTCCAGCATCTCGTCAAGGCTGAATTCTGAATTGATTCGATACTTGATCAGGCACATTGCCATCAAGATTTCATCATGTGTTTGACCATTGGTAAGGTCACGCAATACACCGCTTAATTCTTCTGCAAAATCATTCTCGATCTTTGCGTCGACCTCCTCTGTCGCAGCGCCTGAGATGATACGCACTACAGCTTCATATGATTTTGTCATATCAAGACCTGTTGCGCGTGAAATCTTACGCGACAAGTTGATTAGACCTGATGTTCCGCTATCGCTTTGTTTTGCTTGCTGGAAAAATGCTTTCTCGCCAGATGTCAAATATCCACGACGTTCAATTTGGATCTTACCCGATTCCTCTGAGCCGATTTCTTCGATGATCGGCTTCATTCGAGGCTCTACAACAAAAGGAAGCTTGGCCATGTTCGGGCAATAAGTGCGCTAGTATTCCCACCAGATAACAGCACTTAGCCAAACACTGCTTGTATTGCTTCGCGATACACTGATTCGAAGTCAAATGCAGGCACCGGTCCTCCTCCTTTCATCACCGAACTAACCCATGGCCTAGGAGGAATGTATACTTTACTTAGCTTAGGATTACCATATGGCAAGATATATCCACCATAATGAATAATTGCTGCATACGGTGCCGTATATTTTACGGTGACACCGCCAGAAGTTGCTGTTATAACAAGAGAATTTTTTAATTCACCCGTGTCTATTATGTCTTTGCCTCCACCCCACGCTGTTGACGCCATTGCTTCGTCAAGTGCCGTTGCAAGCTTGTTGGCAATTAACTGGTTAGCACTTTTTACCGCCTTGTTCAAGTCCCTGCCAAAATCCCTTGGCTTGTAACCTGTTAATTTCAGGCTTGTTGTGAATCCGTGTTTTACGTTGGCGGAAAATTGAATATCCGGAATCTTCAACAACTCTCTTGGGATAAATTGAGATCCGGCCAGTCCTCGTTTTGCCATTAGTTAGTTAGCTCCGCCCCTGTTACTTGGATTTGGACGCCGCCGATTTCATTGTAAATGATTTCGTCGATGCCGACGCCGCCGAATACACCAGATGATCTTTGGATTTGTGCATTCAGGATCCTGTCATCACCAAATCGTAGTTGGCCATTTTGACCCGGTAGCATCCATGCAAATTGTTCTTGTATTTTTGTATACTGTAGATTAGTTTCGGAAGTGGTACCCAATACAAAAGTCGATGGGACCGTTGCGTATTGCAAGGCATATCCTCTATATAGGAAGTATTCACCAGAAGCACCTGGCAGGACATTTCCCGATTGGCCGCGCAATGGGGTCTTGGTACCACCAGTTTCGGTACCCGTTGATTGCTCACGTTTCAGAAATGCTTTTATTAGGTATCGATTGCCGGCCGTAGCTGTAATTCGACCATCTACTGTGCTGACAGCACCCGTTGATGCAATTACAATTGCTGAATTTGCGTACGGGAGTAAAGGAGAGGCCATGCCGACACTTTTCCTATAGTTTTCCGTCGTCTTTTCTTAGTGGTTTCTTAATACTTAGCTCAAGTATCGATAAGTACACTAGGTAGAACAGCAAGGCAAATTCCATGATGAATGATTTCAATCGTTTGAAACGTTGGGAAACACCGCGATCGGGCCCCACAAGGGCCACCAAGGGCAAGAGACGCCCACAAGCGATACGCAGTAGGCGAAAGGCCAGACAGACACTGCTGAACCGATTACAGGGCCGACCAGCAAATGGTCGGTTTTTTATTGCATCCCGCCATTACGGCAGAAACGACATGATTCCAGGCCAATGTGCTGGACATATGGTGCATATATTGCATTCATCTTACGTTCCATATTGCATCCATGACACCATACAGGAACGGTTTCGGAATTCTCCGCGAAACTGATGATTGCATTTATTTCATCGGAATTTTCTGGATGTATCATGTCGTACCTTGTTGATCGCTTAAGTCAGTATGCCTTATAGTATGACCTGGACGGGTGACCTGTACCAAAAAATATTTGAAATTTTACTAGATGGTATTTATTGTTACCGTATTAGGATAGCGGATGCATATTACGAGCGGATCAATGCTGAATATGTATTGAAGCCACCGTGGTACAAGGGGCATGATCCGAAATATTGGTACAGCAGGCCCTGGATGCGGCTGATCTCACGCTCTGGAGAATATGACATTCCCAGTTGGGATGACTCCCATTCAAGGACGTCAGCTTTGATAAGGGTCTTGCCATTGCCACTTGCATTCAAGGATGTCATATTGGCTTGTGCTTCTTCAAATTGATCCAATAGGTCTTGGATTGGGCCCACCAGCGTTGGAGATAAGGCCGCCAGTTCGTTCATGCATACAATCATTTGCTCCTTATGGTAGCCGCTAACCAGTAAGCCGCTTGCGATTAACACACGCATCTCATCGCCACTCACCCACCCCGCTGCTGTATTTAAGGTGGCCATCAGAATTGGAACAACTGTTGTTCTATATTTCCGTTATTTACACCTTATAATATGTGTAGCATATTGGTACTTGGTTATGTTGTTGAATGGTATCGCCTTATTGTTGGCAATTAAAGCGAAATCTGAATTTGGTACTCGGCAATTGTTAAGGGAATATGAAACTGATTATTATGATGGCTATGGGAAAGCGTTAGTGCTTAGGGTGTTGCCGTTATTGGCGCCGCAAGAACGGGATTGGCTTCGGGGGCTGTATTGACATTTATGGGGGATTTGTAGAGGGGGTAATCTAAGCCCGACTAATCGTACAATCGCCTGGGGGTACGTCTGTACTACGTTTCGATTTGTTACAAAGGCCGTTGGTGGTCGCAGGCTGGGGTGTAGACTGACAGGGCAACCAAGGGAGAGACCCATGACCACCGAGACCCGCCTTCATCCGCGTGACGTTGCCGACCCCGAGCTTCGGCAGTTGGTACGCGAAGCAGGGGACGCGCAGGACGCTGCCTACGATGCCCTACAGGCCTTTGCCGATGCCCTGTACACTGAAGCAGTGCGGGTCAAGGGTCAGAGCCCCCAGCAGGCCGACCTGATGATCCGTGGCATCCTCGTTCAAGTGGGCGAAGAGCTGGCCCATGATTGGACGTACGGCCCCGAAGCGCCATAGGTTAAGTATTGTTACAGGGGCCCCGATCCATGGGGCCCAGCCTATAGAATTACAGAGTCAACCAAGGGAACCACCCAATGAACGCCCTACTCAACGCCCGCGCCAACCTGATACTGGATGCCTTCGGCCCAGCCCAGATGTGGACTGACTTGACTGCCATCATGCTCTGCCCGGTGTGGTGCCTGCCTGATGCCTACCGTGGTGGCCGCTACCTAGCAGCACAGGGGCGCCATGCAGAGAACCTGTTTGAGGGGATGGGACAGGCCATTCGCCGGATGCACCAGGTCTGACACAATACGTTACATCTGCCCTTAGTACACCAGTGCTAGGGGCTTTCTTTGTATTCTTTCGATTGTAACGTTTTGCAATGATAAGCAATGCTGATCGATGGGACCTGAATGATAAGTAAAACTTATGGAACCTGCGAACGGTCCCTGGGGCCAA